TTTTTTGCGGCCGCGAGGCATTTCGTCCTCTTCCTCATCTTCCGCACGCTCTTCGTCCTCGTAGCCCTCCTCCTCGTTTCGCTCTTCCTCGTCTTCCTCTTCGTCCTGCCGCGTGGCGAGTTGACGAGTGGGCTGGGCCGGATCGAATCCGAGCGAGCGAATCGCGAGGTCCGCCGTCGTGCGGCTGGCGGTGTCGGCCGCGTCATAGTCGAGGATGTTGGCGATCGTGCGCTCGACGCCGCGAAGGCTGGCCATGTAGGTGCGGCACTCTTCCTCCGTGGCGTTGGGATTGTGCATGAGGCTACGGATGTAGGCCAGTAAACGCGGATTCATTGCTACGCTCCTTAAAGTGGGGGCCACGCGGCCCGATTCGTTCCTGATTTTCGCTTTGGGGTCGGCTCCAATCGGAGTCACGGAGAGCTCCCGCACGCGCCACTTGGTCGTCACGCGCAGCGTCCGCTCGCCGGCCGTGTACTCGCGGCCATTTACCGTTTGCGACGTACGGGCGGGGATGTCGACATACGCCAGCACCTCGTAGCCGATGGAGACGTCCGAAATGTGGCCATCGCGAACGCGGAAGGCGATCTTGTCGACGTCCGGGTCGCCGTCGGCGAAATAGCCGCGGCCGATCCAGTTGCGGCCGTCGCGACGAAAGTTTCGCGCGCTCCCCAATACGTCCTTCGACTGGTAGCGATTGTGCGAGTCTAAGAGCGGGCATCGCTCGGGAAACTCGCCGCCCTCGGCCACCAGGATCTCGTCGATGAAGTCCCACGTCCGCCAGTCCAACACCTGAGCAGGCGTCTCCGTGGCGACGACCGACTCGAACGAACGATCGGACTCGTTGTAACTGGCGGCGCGCACGGCGAGGTCGCGCGTCGTGAGGTTGCGGGTCTCGACGTCGCGGCGTTCAGCGTACAAGCGCAGTGCGGTCGTTTTGGGCAGGTGACGTTTCATCGTTCTCATCGTCACTGTCGAGCTCGTCGGCAATGTCGCGGAGCTGGCTCGACGGGCGGCCGTTCATGTGGCCGGCATTCACCGGAGGCGGAGGAAGTTCCAGCTCTTCGAGACGGCCGTTGACGTAGGCCCGCGCCTCTTGCACGGACTCAAAGTCGCGATCAAGGGCCGCGCACGCACCCTTCAGGTCCAGCGTGCCGTCCTCAATCTGCATGCGGATCGCCTCGTAGTGCTTCTTCGGGTCCGGGTGGGGCGGCTTGACCCACGTCATCGCGTAGCGGACACGCCGCGGGATAACGATACCCCGTGCGATCGCCGTCTCGATGCCGATCTGGTTGTACTGCGGGACGAGCGTACCGCAGCCGATCCACGACTGCAGGCTCACGACGGTGCGGATGTAAATCTGACCGTCGTGGTTGGCGCCGCTGAACGAATTCCCTTCGCTCGACAAAAGCACCATCATTAGCGGCATCCCGAACGGCCGGCCGTAGCCGCGGAGTTTCTCGTGATCGAACTCTCGCCACTGGGCGCTTGGCTGCGTGGGGGCCAGCATCATCGGCTGGTAACCGGGCGGGCCGGTTTGTTCCATGCCCGGCTCGATCGGACGGCAGAAGTTCACGACCTCAAAATCGAGCTGCGCCTCGATGTTGTTCGTGTACCAGTAGACGCCCTGCGCCGCCGCGTTCTTGGCCGCCTCCATCACAAACTTGTTGAGGTCACGCCGGTCGGCCATGTCATTGAGTGCGACCGACACCCAGGGGAAGCCACGCAATTGATCGGGCTCGTGAGCGATGAACCGGTGCTGGATGTTCTGGGCCTCTACCGGACGCCACGTCATGTTCATGCGGGCGAAGATACCGGGCGGCTCGTCGCGGAAGTGATACTTCTCCACGCGAGAATCGTCCGCGAGCTCGAGTCCCATAAAGAATCGCGGGTTGCCGGCCTGGTCCATCGGCGACTCCAGCCGCCGCGGATGGATCGAGCGGATCGCGAATTCAAACGAGCCCCGCCGTCGCATGTTCGTGAACTGGTGGATGTACTCACCGGCGGTGCAGAGGCCGCGGACGTCCAAGCGGAGCGTGTCGGCCATCGAATCACTGCGCGTCGGGTCGGGCCGCTCATGGTACTCTTCGATCGACTCCTCGACCGCGGCGTTGTAATCGTCCGAATCGCTCTCAACTTGCACTCGTGGACCGGCGGGACCGACAACATCGTTGGCGAATGTGGAGACGACGCCTTCCAGAATTGGGTCGTTGGCCACCTCGTACTCGCTGCGGATCCGCAGCGTCTCGAGCCGCTCGTACAAATCCTCGTTGACCGTGCGGCCATAGGCATGCTGCCAGTGGGCGCGGTTCAGCCGATGTGTGTCGGCGGCCTCCCAGCGGCGCCGCATCCACCCGTCGCGGTCCTCGCGCGTCATCGCCGGTTCGCGCTGGAGCGCCTCGCGCAGATGGCGCTTCCGCGCAATCCGTCGGCGGTCAAGCAGATTTCTGGTTCGTGAGGTTACTCGCATCGTGTGCACAAACCGGGGCGGCGGTACTCAATGGGCCGAGCCAGGATGTCGCCCGAGGCGGCAACTAGCCGCTGCAATCGGTCGATCATCGTTTTGATGCCGGCGCGCCATTCTTGCGAGATCGTCTCGCGGGTCTGGTTGGGCAGCGTCTCGATGTACGCCTCAATCGCGCGAAAGAGCCGCAGCGCCGTCGCGTAATCGCCGTTTTTGTACGCGCGATACGCCTCGACCCGGTCGCGCGCGAATTCTTCGGCCAGCTCGTCCATGCCTGAATCGTAAGAGAACTTCGGGCAGCATTGAGAAAGGGACATTCCAGAATCTGGAATCTGACTCCCGCGTCATGGTGATTCGACGCTCTTGAACGACTGGCCACAATCGCGGCACTTGTGATAGCGAATCCGCTCGTTCGCCTTTCGCGTAACCTCCGTATTCTTGCTCTTGCAGCCCGGACAGCGGACAACATGAAACACGACGCCGTTGACGATGCCTTCGCGGGCCGGATTGTTCCCCAGTGTGAACTCATGGCCGCAATGGTCGCAGCGATAACGCACCCACGGCTTACCGAAGCGCATGCCGGCAGCAATCATTTCCGTTGCATTGCAGCCGCACTTGCCGCAGTCTAATAAATCGATATTAGATTGCATTACGCATCCTCGCGTACCAATTGCCGGTATCCGCGCTGTCCGCCTCATGTTCTTCTGGCTCAGGCTCAGGCACGTCGACCAAGCGGAAGCCTACGTAGTCGAGCGCCGCGGCAGCCATCGCCGCGCAGTCGAGCCAGTGGTTGCGCCCCCGCTTGACCCACTTCTTGACAAGGCCCTTGCCGGGCACCTGCACGTCTTCAAGTTGCTCTGCCGCGAGGTGGAAACTCAACTGAGAATGTTCGTTCGGGTGATCGGCGCGAAAGAACACCAATGATCCTTTTTTACCGGGAGCCGTCCGCAGCCACTCTTGCACTTTCAGCTTCCAGTAATCGGCGTCGAAGTTGTACTTCACAATCTTGTCGACAACGTCCAATTCTGAGTACCAACGGTTGCCGATTTGCAGGATAGTCTTGGTTCGTTTTGACGGGTGATGATATTGCTGGCCGACGGTTGTCTGCTTGTCGCGCCGCTTGGCCGTCGCGCCGAAGCCTTTGGCCGCCCGATAGCGGTTGTCACGCAAGGTGCCGTAGGTGCGAACGACATCCTGGACATGCTGCTTCATCCAACCGCGATCGACCCATGTCGAGTCGGCCAGACGCATCGCCACGTCGGACGCCTGGCGGAAACCACGCTCGAACGTCTCATCGATGATCTCATGTAGCGCCGCCTTGAGGTGCGACTCGACTTCATCTTCGTTCGACGTGACTACATTGAAGTTGCCATAGGCGGGAACGTGAACCACACCATTCTCGCGGGCCGCCAGCACCAACCACCAGCTATTCCATTTGCCCATGTCAACGCCGACGGTGACCTTGACCGTATCGGGTGGCAACACACCACGTTCCCACTCATCGCGGCGACGGCGGATGAATGCTGGATTCAGCGGCTCTTGCTCGACAAGCGACGACTTGTAAGGAACCGCCCAACTCTTCTGACACAAATCCCGCTCGGCGTTCTCGCGGTCCTCGGTCCCTTCGGGAATCTTCGCCGCCTCCCATTCCTTGACCGCCGCATTGCCGGCTTTAATGAGAAGATTGTGCCACGCGCTCCAGCGGACCCACAGCCGAAACACGTTCGGCGAATCGCCTTCAATCGTGCCATCCGCGCGCAGGGCCTGTCCATGATGGACCAGACAAACGTCCTGCATTGACATCTTCCGCTGTTCGTCGTCGATCTCCAGTCGGCACGCCGGGCAGATGAATCGGGCCCGCTCATAAGCCTCAACAGCACTTTTGGCCGTCTGCCATCCGACGAGGTGTTCTCGCTCCGGCGAGATCCAGGCCTCGCAGTGGGGGCAGGGAGATAGGAATCGAGAGCGAGAGCTAATAAGCTCATCGTCCTCGTCGCTGCCTCGCAGACGCCACGGCAGATGATCCTCGATTGTGCCGGTTCCCTCGATCGCCACGAATCGGCGTGGATCGTCCATGTCAAACGCGCCGAGCCGACCCAAAAGCTGACGGTAGGCATCCGCCTCTGCATCGGTTTCGGCCTTTGATCCTTCGGTAAACCCGGCGGCCTCGGTAATTCGCAGCCGCGGCGAGGTATAGCCCGCCTTATTCGTGGCCTTGCCGCCGCGGCTCATCACCTTGATGTCTACGCTGTTGGCGAGCGTCACGCGGTCCTTCACGCGGCCGCCATTGACGCCTGAGCCGGTTTTGGGCTTGAGCCAGCTCAGATCTGGAGAATCGTCAAACACCGGCTTGAAATCCTTGTCCCATTTGTCCGCGAACATGTCGGCCTCAGGCACACCGATGATCGGCTCATATCGCAGCTCGACAACGTCGCGAAGCGTCGGCACGACGAGGATGCCAAAACTCTTTGACGCCTGCACCGGCGCCGTGCACGCAAGTTCTCTCCAGCAACCTTTATCGAGCTCCTCCCACACAACGCGCAAGACGGGCTGCCAATCCGCCCGAAAACGCTCTCCGCCACGCGGACCATTGCGCGGCATCGTGATGTACTGCTCAGCAAACTCACAGTGCGTCAGCGGGATCTTTGGCAACACCCGCGTCCTCAGCTCGCCGCCTACGATGTCCGTTCCCGTTCGTGGCGTGTGCGCCGTTGAGGCCGAGCCTAGCCTTGGCCTGCTGGAGGCCCTCGACGAGGATCCTTTGCGCCTCGGGCGAGACGCGGCCGACGATTTCGATCGAGCGGTTGAGTTCATCACAAAACGGGTAAAAATGCTCGTTGCGAAACTTCTCGATGTCGACGAGCTGTTTGCGCCGTTCAAGAAAGTTCAGCCGTTCGTTACGGGCTTGATACTTTTCTCGCAGCTCTTGGTCGCGTGACTTTGTGGTTCGCCGGGTTTCTCGCAAGTAGCGGTGATAGAGCGGCAGCCACATCTTCGCGTAGATGAACACCGGCGCGGCCGCACCCTTACCGCTGCGGTGTTCGAACATGTTGCCCAGCCGCTTGCGGATCTCATCCAGCCGGTTCCGCTCGATGTCC